ACAAACAAAGAACTTAAAAAGGAGATTAAGGAAAATGGAAAATTGCGAAAGATTGAGGATAAAACTGCTAGGCTTAGTCGTGCTGATAAGCTTAAACGCCTGTTCAACGACTAAGTTGGTTTGTCCAGTTAACTTTGATTATAAAGATGTTGGTATTGTAAACTTAAACGATTATAATGTTGATAGACTTTATGTATATAAAACTTATTGTAAGGAGAACAAATAATGAAAAAAGAACAATTAAACAACTACCCATTAACAAAAAATTGGTATGAGCTATTAGAAGAACACTACAGTTTTTTCTTTGCTCCAAATAAAGAGCAAGACACACAAGGCGTTGAAGAAACAATGTTTGCTGTGTTTAATACTGGCGGACATACAAGCGTTATGTTCGGTATTAAAAGAGAATTTGACCGTGAAACAATAGCTGTTGGCAATATTAGAGGCGAAGAAGAAAAAGAAATCGCAATTAATGTATTGGTTAAAAGAATTGAGTATTTAGCTAATGGCTGCGATGATACACAAAGATTATCTGTTGATTTTTCTGATGTTGTAGATAAAGAAATAGTAAAAGTTTTAAGTCTTAAAATGAAAGAACTAAGAGAAGAGCAAGGCTTAAACATTGTTATTGTTAAAGCTGATAAAGAAATTAAAAAACTAGAACAAACAGCAGAGATTAAATGCAATAGTTTAAATTGCGAATAGGAGATATTATGAAAACTATAATAATTGATAAAAATTACGAAGGATTAAAACAAATTGAAAATGGAGATTATGTTTTAAATGGAGATTTAATTATAGATGGAAACATCGAGGTTAAGTTAGACGATAAATTAATTATAAATGGGTATATCGAAGCTGGTGGGTCCATCAAAGCTGGTGGGTCTATCGAATCTGGTGGGTATATTGAAGCTGGTGGGTCTATCAAAGCTGGTGGGTCTATCGAAGCTGGTGGGTATATCGAAGCTGGCTGGTCTATTGAAGCTGGTATGTTTATCAAAGCTAGTAGGTCCATCAAAGCTGGTGGGCATATCAAAGCTGGTGGGTCTATCGAATCTGGTGGGTATATTGAAGCTGGTGGGCATATCAAAGCTGGTGGGTCTATCGAATCTGGTGGGTATATCGAAGCTGGCTGGTCTATTGAAGCTGGTATGTTTATTGAAGCTGGTGGGTCTATCGAAGCTGGTTGGTATATCAAAGCTAGTAGGTCCATCAAAGCTGGTGGGTATATCAAAGCTGATTACGGTATTTCCGCAGGTTTATATATTACTTGCACAGAATCATTAGAAGCTAAATTAAATGTATTTGCTGGAATTTGCACTTGGATAGAAGCACAAGAAATAGATAAAACTATTACTTGCGGAAAATTTAAAGGCGGAAATATAAAATATGGCATATTAAAAGAAACAGGTATTACAAAAAAGAAAATTATAATTGCTGGCAAAGAAATTGAGATAAGCGATGAAAGCTATGAGGCTTTTAAGAAACAATTTAAGGATTAATCAATTAGGAAAAGTAAATATGCAAAAAGAAGCTATTGAGTGTATAAAAGAAATATTAGAAAGCTATACTGAATTTTTAGAGTATATGCACAAAACTGATAATTTGCAACAGATAAGAATAGTTGGCAATTTCAGTTATAGCAAATGGAAACCATTACTAGAAAAAATAAAAGAGGATATAAAAACACAATAAAATGGGCGATTATTTAAAGGAACAATATTTTAAGGCAAGAATGATAAAAGATTTACCAGTAGGAACACAAAGATTTATTAAAAACTACAAATATGCAATGGTATATAATGCGACTGGAACAGCGCACAGGGGTTTTAATAGCATATCTATATTTATGAAACACACTAATGTGAACGCTTATGATATAGATTATTATGTTGATGGTGAGTTATATCCAAGAGAACAAATAGAATCAATAGGAGCTTAATATGACGACAATAGCAATAAGCAAAAAACATAAACAATTTGCGTGTGACGGCAGGGTAACGACTGGAATTATTGTTTGCGATAATGATATTAAAATAAATAGTTTTTGTAAAGATGGGGTATCTTTCAACATCGGTTTTGCTGGGGCTGGCTCTTGCGGAGATAGTTTTAAGGAAGAAATAGAAAAAACATCTAATATACAAGATTCATTACTAAATATGCAAGAAGTTGATTGGGAATGCTTGATTTACTTAGATGGCGTTATATATTTGGCTACTGATAAATGCAGATTGCCTTGCTCTATAAACAGCGATATCTTTGCAATAGGCTCTGGTGCTAGTTGGGCTATGTCTGCAATGGACTTTGGGAAAAGCCCAAAAGAAGCAGTTAAATATGCTATGACGAAAGATTATTACACAGGCGGCAAAATAACAGTAAAAGGAGTTTAATATGCAATATTTTAAAGAAAAAGAATTTACAATGGGCGGAGAGCCTTGTTTTGACAAAATGAATCCAGTATTATTAAAAGAATTAGATTGCCTTAGAGAATATGTAGGCAAGTCATTTATTATCACATCTTCTTATAGGGATAAAGAATATAATAAAAAGGTAAATGGACATAAAAATTCACAGCATATATTAGGTAATGCGGTAGATTTAAGCACAGAACACTTTAAGGGCAAACACAAAGCTAGGCTTGTTAGTATGGCATTAAATAGCGGATTATCTGTTGGCGTTAGTAAAAACTTTATACATATAGACTGCAGAAACACAGGGTCAGTTGTTTGGGGTTATTAGATGGTTAAAGCAAGCGAACACGAGTTTCAGAAAAATATAGTCAAACATTTAAAATCTAATGGATATATTACTATTTGTTCTGATATGATGATAGCATTAAAATTTATAGGCAATAATCAACACAATAGAATTAGATTTATAAATTATGCTAAATCCCAAGGATACACCAAAGGTCAATTCGACATTATAGCCACAAAAGGCGAGAGAGTGCTGTTTTTGGAGCTAAAGGTTGCAACAGGTAAGCTTACACCAGAACAGGAATACTTCCAATCTACGGTTAAAAATAGCTATGTTATAAGAAATATAGAAGACTTGTATAAAATTATAATGTTTTAATCCAGCTTACAACGCCGAGAACCACAAAAAATATAAATCCTGCAACACCATAGTCTAAAAACTTACTAGTTAAGCATTTTGCCATACTATTGCTATTTTTTAATTTATTATTGTTTTCGTCATTGTTTAGATGGTCTTTAAACCTTTGTTGTAATGCTACTTGTTCCGTTTTTATTGAATCAAGCTTTCCATCAATTTTATTATTGTGTAATTTTTGTTGGCTTAAAAATCCGTTTCCGCTATTAAATAAAGCATATTCAATTCTTGTAATGCTTGTATTTAAATCATTTAAAGCCTTTTTCTCTTCGCTAGTCATTAGATTGTCAATCCCTCTATCATATCGCTCAAGTCTTCTCTATTCTTTAATAACAGAAACCTTTTACCATTTTTGTAAAGCATTTTTTCCTTGCCAATTATTAGAGCGTTATGGTTATCATTAAAGTAAACTCTAACAGAGCCCATAATTCTTGTTATTTTAACATCTCCAAACTTTTCGTTTAAAGCATTAATTTCTTGATTGTAATTTTGTTCTCTGTTGTCCATTTTACTCTCCTAATTTTGTTATTTCATTTCTTAGATTTTGCACTTCTTTATTGAAAAAGTCAAGCCAAGTTTCGCCAGTTTCTTCATCTTTTATAGAAGGCTCACAAATTGCTCTTATTCTTTTTTTGTCAACCTTTTCAATAAGACTTTGTAAAGCAGATATTTTTTGCTCCGGTGTAATAACACTTTCAGCATAAGCCTCTGCTTGTTCGTCTGTCATTTTTTCAATGCCGTTTTCTGTTCTAATATATTTCATAATTATACTGTCCTTTCTTCTATAAACCCAAAAGTGTCAACGATTAGAGTGCCGCTAGGAACCCCTGTTTTTACTATGTTTATTTGTGATGAGCTGTCAACAAAAATTTCAAAAGAAGCTACACTTCTACCATAATAATTGTCGAACACAGCTGTTTTTTGTAGAAAATTAATTCCATGCTCACCTGTGTATTTTATATCCATAACATCGTTTGCATTTCCGCCTGTATATTGCAAAGAAGTCCCAATTTTTGCACTTGTATTTGGAGGACAACTTATATCGTAATTGCCATTTGGATTCGACACTGTTTGGTCTGTTATGTTTGTTGTAAATGTATAATCAACCCCACCACCTGCTGTTTCGTAAGAACTGAATGAAATAATATCACCACTTGAATCAGTAATAAAAGACCCTATTTTTCTGTTTGTTCCAGTCGCTATTGTTGGTGATATGGTAGAAACTCCGCTAGAGCTGACATTAACATAATAAGTAGTGCTTGCTGATAAAGTAGCTGTTACATTCGCATTGGCTGCGATTGTTATGTCTGCTGTATTTCCTGCATTTCTACAAACGCCAGCACTGACGCTAACTGAATCATCATCTATATGTTGAATAACTCCTCCGTTAATATAACCGACTGGCAGGCTTGCGCCGCCTGAAGCAGTCGCCCATTTTAACCCAGTAGCCGCTGTGCTATCTGCTGTTAATACTTGGTCGTCTGTTCCAACCGCTAGTCTATCGTCGGCTGTTGAATAACCGTATAAATCACCTTTTGTTGTTAAAGGGCTTGAAGCACCACTACCACTTGAAGCAGCAGTTATTCTTCCTTGTGCATCAACTGTTACACTTGTATTTGTATAACTTCCTGCTGTTACTGCTGTATCAGCCAATCCCAATGCACTTGTAGAAGTTCCTAACCCTGTTAGTGTGGTGTCAGCATTTACACTTGTTAAATAATTTCCTTGTGGACTTGTTGTTTGTGAAAACCTAGTTCCGTCAATCGCTTCAACTTCTACAAATTCCCAATTACCGCCTAAATATTTTATAATTACTCTGCCTATAAATACAGTTTCAGGTGTTAAATCAGCAAAGTTTCCTAAATTAACATCGTTAGGAGTTAGATTTTGTTGTCCAATTAAAGTAGATGTTTCTGATTGTCCTTGAATCCATATATACCTCATTTTTTGAGATTCTGCGTCTGCCGCAGCTGGGATTGACATCAACCAAATAGAAGTATGGTGGTTATTACTCATTAATGTTTGTTGCCAAACTCCCCCAGTAAATTCATTCCAATATGGTTGATTTGTGCTTAAAGGTATAATGTCGACAGCAGTTTTATCAAAATTTACTATTCCAGTACTTGTCAACATTGCTTGAGTATAAACACCCTCAGAAGCCAATGCTCCATTTGTTGTTGGTAAATCTTCATCATATAATAATGAAGCAGCTACAGAAGGTCTTCTTTCTGCTGCTGTTGTTGAATCTAATGTGTAATCTCCAATACCGCCACCGCTATCTTTATATGTTCCTATAACATGATGATTTTCTCTGTGTGTTTGCCAAGGTTGAAGACCGTGACATTCTCTTTGATAAACCCAACTAGAACCCTCATAAAACGCAAACGCTATTAACAATTCTGAATAGAAATCTTGTGCTAGTGTAGACACATCAATCCATTCTGTTGTTGAGCCATCGTTAATTAAGAAAAATGCTGTTGTTGTAGTATTATCGTGAGCCGGAGAAGTCCAACCATTTATAATTGTAGTATTTAACTCGCCTCTATAATAAGCGTTTACAGTTCCAGTTAATGTTACTGTTCTAGCTGTTGAATTACCAGTTATTAATACATCTTCAGGGTCTGTAAATCCAGTTGGTTCTTTTGCAATATCGTTTTGTGTTTTAGGTATATAATTATTTATATTATCAGTAAAATCAAAGTATTTATTAGTTTCGTCCCAAACAGGCATTTGACCGTCTGTTGCCAAAGCTGTTCCGTTTACATCGTCTAAACCTTCTAGTGTACCTCTCCAAGATGGCCTTGCTAATAACGTTCCATTAGAAGCGGAGTTTACAACAACTGCTACAAATATTGCTCTATCTGGGGCGTTAGGGCGAACATTTGTCAAATAACCAGCGGTTGTAGGTGATACATATAAAATATCCCCGTCAGTCCAAGTTTCGCCATAAGTTGTTCCTGTTGTGTCTATACCCCTAATTTTACCAACCCAAGTTGCTTTACCAGTGCTTCCGTTGGTTATATCTTCAGTTAGCAAGCCGACCATATAACTAGGTAATATTGAGCCATCTGCTATTGCAGGTTGAATCTTAATTTTACCACTAGCTCCAACAGTTCCAGCAAACATTACAGGAGTTCCGTTAATCATATCTAAACCAGTCTGGTTAATAACTTCAACGGTTAATTCTTGCCCTAATTGAAGCGTTGTATTTGTGCCAGTCTTTAAATTTGCTGTATTCTCGTCGGCATTCCACCAAAAAGAACCTATTGCCTCTATTCCTGTTTCAGCGTAAGCAGTGTCTAACCCTAAATTTTCAACATCTGTCGTTGAATATGTTTTAATCGTGTCAATGCCAGCTTTTTTATCCTTTGTGCTTGTGGCGTCATATATAGCAAGCTCTTCACCGCCCACTAGTACGCTCTTGCTATCTAAGTCATTTATTCTTTTATTAGCCATCTAATACCTTCCTGTCAATACAACAGCATTGTCGCTATTGAATATCGCGTTATCGTCGTTAAAATTAAAGTTAAAGGTTCTATTCCCTAATAGTACTTTTAATCTTAAGTTTAATTCAATTTTATATTTTTGTCCATAAATAGTTTCGTTTATTCCGCCGACAAATTTAGCAACTCTATAAGCATCTATTCTGCAATCATAAAAATCAAACTTAATCTCGCCTTGTTTTGTGTCCCTAAAATAAAATTCTAAAAACTCTGGTCTTTCACTTGCGGTTAATATAATCTCTCCTTTTATGAATTCGTCATTACTAGTATAATAAACACGCTTAAAATTACCACCTTTTTCAGGCGTAAGTTCTTTGGAGTTTTCTTGTAGCTCTCCGTTATAAGTTGCGTTTAGTAATTCCCATTCAAAAATCATATTAATACCACACTATTTTTACTAATCCGTCACCGCCAGAGCCTGTTTGATACTGTGTACCGCCAGAGCCTATGGTAACTGTTAAAGAATCTGCATTAGAGTATTTTGCGCAATACCCACCAGCACCTCCGCCGCCTGCTCTAAATGCACCAGACAGCCAACTAGCTCCTCCGCCTCCGCCATATTCTCCGTCATTTCCTACTCTTTGCGTTCCTGCCCCTCCAGTTGTTCCGTTTCCTCCAACGCCTAGCTTGCTATTTCCACCTCTTCCTGAAAAATAAGGAGTGCTATTATTAGTAGTTACATTCATCATAACAAAAGGAGAACCACCTTCACCAGTAATGTTAATATCGCCACCGCTTGACCCACCTCCGTCTCCTCCAAAGCCTAAAATGGCAGTAGGCGCACTTATATAGTAAGTAGTGCCTCCGTATCCTCCGTTAGCTGTTAATGTAGTCGTTCCGTAAGAAACAACAGTATTTCCTCCACTCCCTCCAGTAGTCCCATAGGTGTCACTTCTTGCCGCAGAACCGCCAGCACCCACTAATTCTATAAACATCTTTGTCGCACCAGTAGGCGCGGTCACAGAACTTGTTGAAGTTACATATTGAGTAACTGAAACAAAAGCTTCATTGTCATCAACATATTTTTTAGTCGCAGGGTGATAGTCCGCAGTAGGCACATAAGTATCTGTGTTTGTTCTTAATAAAGTTTCATCGTCAATATATTTTTTAGTTGCAGGATGGTAATCCGCTGTTGGAGTGTATGCTATTATATTAGTTAAAGTTAAAACAGACGCTTCTTGTATAAAGTCATCGTTTAATAAGCTTGCTTTTAGTCTTAAATAAGTTAATTGTTTGTTAGTTCCAGTTAAAGCAGAACTTGTATCGCTTATGTCAACTGTTTCTATTAAATCTCCGTCTACTAATAAATTTAATACTGGTAATTCTGTAATTTTTGATGTCATATTATTCCGTTACCCTTTCTATGGCGGCCTCTGTTAATCTTTGTATGCTATCTTCTGTAATTCTGCCAGTAGATAGAATCGGGTCTTTGTTTTCAATTGGCAAAGGTTCAAACCTTAAGCTTATATTAACCCTATATTTATTACTTAGCCTAATATTGTTAGGCCTGTCAATAAAATTAGCAGTTCTTGTCAATCCACTGACGCAATCGTAAAATGTAAAAGGAATTGTACCAAACTTGGTTTCGTCTTCATAGAATAAAGTTATATCTTCTATTTCTTCAAGGATTATGTAGCCTTTTATAAAATCTTCTACATCGGTAAAATACTCTCTTCTAGTATCTACAATGATATTATCTTCCAAGAAGCCTTTTTGCCAATCTCTTGAATAAGAATCTCTTATAATATCGCCAAATTCCCAACTAAGCATTTATAACACCTTCTATTTTCTTTTTATATTCTTTGCCGTCACAACCGTATTTGTCCCATTCATTCATCAAAGAAGCGGCAGGTTCTCTTAACCCAATTTTTATTTTAGTTCTTTCTATACCGTAACGGTTCATTCGCTCGAATTCTGCCGTGCTGTCAGGCGACTTACAAGACTTCCTACCGAATAAATGCCATACCTTAGACGGCACATTAATCATTTTAATACCGGCAAGGTATGTTCGCATAGATAAGTCTGTTTCTTCGCCCCACATAGCTATATGAGGGTCATATCCCACTTTTCCGACCCATTCTTTGCTTAAGAAAATACATCCAGCGTTCATAAAGTAAGTTTCTTTTTCAATTCCTTCATAATCTGTTGTCTTCAACTCTATAACTTGTATATCGTGAAATCTAATAGGTTTAGAATAATGGGCTTTTTCTTTTTGGAAAGTTCCGTCTAATTCAAAGCCTAAACAAAAAGAGTGAACAATCTTTCCTTCTCCCGAAAAAGATTTATAATAAGTATCCCAGCCTTTGCCAAAACGACAATGTGGGTCAGACTTCATTATGTGTTCTTCGCCTTGATACATTTCTGTTAGTATTTCGTAATAAGCTCTTCCACAACCGTGATAATCTTTATAATCTACATTTTTAATATTTACATTATATTTACCGTTATAGATATATTCTACATCATCTGCATTAATAACATAAGCAGTAATTTCTTCTGGTTTATCAGCTTTAGCAAACATATCTGTGATAGTTGCATCTAATTGAGTATCTCGGTAAGCATACGTTATATAGGCTATCATATTCTTACTTCCTCCACATATTTTTTAAAACCTTCAAAGTCTTTCCAAACTGGTTGAATTAATGTTCTAATATGGTCTTTATAATCCCATTTAGGACGTGTTGTGTGTTCTATATGATATAAAATAGGCTTTCCTATTTTTGCTGTGTATCCTTTTTCATAACTTTTAACTGATAAATCTATTTCATCCCCAGCTACGAAGATATTATCTTCTAGCCTTACATCTAATGTCCAGTGATATTTAGCAATAACAACACCAACTAAAGCAGCAGTTTTTTTGCCTTCAAATTCAGGTTTCCAATGAACACCGTACATTAAATGAGTGTTTTCTTTTTGGGGCTGTATAAACAACGCATTTTTATCATATTCGTCTTTTGTTTTATTGTATTTCATAAATGGACAAACTAATATATCTTTTCTGTCCAGTTTTTTACTTCTTATATAAGTATCCCATCCTTTAGTTAAAATAGAATGAGGCGGTAATCTAAATATATAATCACCTTTTAATTTTTTATAAGCTATCTTATCGCAATAAGATAAACCCTTATTTTCTTCTAGTATAGTTATATTGCATCTATCGTCTTTAATATCTTGACATTGTGCTATAACTATTACATTAAGTTTTTTAGGATAATCACAAGTTTCAAACAAGCTGTCAATAGTTAGTTGCAAGCAAGGGTCTTTACAAGACTTTATAACAACGTCTATCCCATCATGTATATAATTTTCTATTGGAGTAATGTCTATCATAATGAATCCTTAAAGTTAATATCAAGGGTATAACTAAATTGCCATACCCTATAATATTAATTGCTAACTAAGCACCAGTTGTAGTTGTAGTAGTAGTAGTTGTAGTAGTTGTTCCCGCTGCTTTAGCGTGGTAGTAAATACCGTCAACTTTATTATCAGGACAGAAAATATCGTGATATAATCTGTACATTAACAACCAACCATCATAAGACTGGTTAGCGTCTGGAGCAATCATTTTACTTGGATTGTGTTTAATTACTGGTAAAACAGTATTTGAAGCAACAATCATAAAATTGATATCTTGCCCAGCAGCTGTAAATCCGTCAGAACCTGTGGTTACAGAAGTGTTGAATCTTGCTTGATTAACTTTTATAACAGGCATTCCGTCATAATCTGCAACTCTTGCATCTCTTCCAGTTCTAACATTAGCTTCAAGGTTATAAGTGAAGAAACTTGATTGTTTCATATAAGTATAAACAGCGTTTGATACATATAAGATTCTTCCTTCTTCTGGAACATTAGCTTCATCCATAACTTCAATAGCGGCGTCGATAGCTTCTTTAACATCAGTTTTTGACAAAGTTGCTGTTGTAGAATTACCAGACAATGAAACCATTTTTGAAAAACGGTAAGCATCTATTTCAGGTGCTACATTCACTCTAATGAATTCGGACATTGTTGCGCCAAGTGTTAGACCCAATGTTTCGTTGTTGTCCATAGCGTCTAAATTGAATTTTGCGCCTCTGTCTTCTGATAGCGTGTGAGTTTCCCAAGTAACAGTAATAGCCTTTGCAGGGTAACCTGTAGCTCTTGCGTAATCTCCTAATGATTCTAATGCAATTTTCATAATTTTAACTGCATTGTTTTCGCCAAGATATTGTACAAAATCAGGTCTTTCTAATCTTGCTGTTACAACTTCTTGTGCATAGACTTTATCTATTAATGGTATATATTTTGATACCAAAGCAATTGAGTTTGACATTTTATTTCTTTCTTAATTTAGTCCTGCGCCTCGTTTAAAAGCTTCCATTCCTAAATCTATTTCTTTTAAATCAATATCGCCAGCAGGTTGATTTTTTGGAAGTTTATTTTGAATTTCCAATTTCGCCTCTTCAGATGCTTTTTGTTTAATAGAATTAAAGTCTTCCACTAATCTTCCAACATAAATTTCAAGCTCATTTTCGTCCATTTGTAAAGCAGTGCCCATAAAATTATCAGCGTCAAGATTCTTGTCTTTACATAGGCTTCTAAATTTAGATTTTTTTCTCTCAGTATCTAATTCAGCCTTCATAAGTTTAAGTTGCTCGCCTTCTGTTAATTTTTCTCTATCTGCTTTTTCCTTGTCAGCCCTTAAAGCTTCTAATTGATTTGTTAATTTACCTATTTGCGAATCACGACCAGAAGTTGCCTCCTTAATCATTTCTTTCACATTTTCAGCGGTTAAACCACCATCGTCAGTATTGCCTTTGGTTTTTGTGTCAATACCTTTATCTTGCAATGCGTCTTTGCCGTCTTGCATAATATCGTTATTTAAGTCTGTCATAATATTTCCCTTTAGTTTGTTAGTGTGTAAAACACTATTAAATATAGTGTAAATTATAGGATGTTAAAAGTCAAGCAGTTTTACTTTTATAACTATTTAGGCTTTTATGTATCGGTTCAGCCTTTGGTTCATCGAAAACCTCAATTATATATTCTCTATCGTTTATAGACCATTGCACTGGAGCTTGTCCAAACACATAATAATCACCGTCAGGATACATGAATCTTCCGGCATAAGCTTTAGAATATTTACCTCCCCCAATAGGAACCCCATCCATTTGCCCGTTCATTTGCGCCGATTGACTGCGGGACGTTGGGATAAGTCTTGCTATCATTTTAAATCTTATTTTTATGTCATTATTTAATGCTTCTTTAAACACTGCTTTTTGTCTTACGCCTTGCATACGACGGGTTTCTTGTCTTGAGATTCTATAAGTTTGATAATTAATACCGTTCTTATTTACAGCTAGCCCTTCTTTGTAAAGCTTGCTTTTAAAGATTTTGCCTTTTTTATCTCTATAACCAAGCAATATGTCAATCTGACGAGAAGTTTTGTCATAACCTATCCCCTTTTTAGAGTTTGCTTCAATAAGCTTAGTTATTTTAGAAGTGTTTACTTTGTTTCTCTTTATAATAGAAACTTCTGATAAGTATTTATTAGTTATTTTAAATTCTTTGCTTCTTGGGATTTGTTTATATATTGCAGGCTTTCCCCATTTAATATTTCTGCCTATTGTCTGTTCTATGAGATATTTATTATCTGCATCAGCTAAATTATAAGCGTTTATTACACCAGACTTAACATGATTATACATTCCTTGAAATTCTTTCTCAATATATTTTGATAAATTAATAAGTGCTATTCTTCTTTTTTTAAATGGCATATTTAATATGGATTCAAGCCTTTTATCTATTAAGAATTTAGTCGCTCTTATTGACGCATAAGAACCAACCATAATTTTTGTAAAGTTATCATCTTGCGATTTTTTTACTTCTTGTTTAAACTTCTTCTTCGGCTGTATCATCTATATCCATACTCCCTAAAATTTCTTCAATAGCTTCTTCGCTTAATGCTCTTGCTTCATCTTCTTTGTAGCCTAATAAGATTAATTTATGCCAGTTCGGAAGTTCTACCCCAGCCCTTTTATATGCTTCTAAATCAGCAACAGGGTCTTTTGGTTTGTTTCTAATAAATATATAATCTATATCATAAGTATTATAATCGCTGATTGAAGGAATAGCCATTGTAGTCCAGTAAGACATTAATAATTTGTCTTCATATTCAAACGCCATCTTCCATTGTTTTTCTGTCATATCACAATCGTTATCCATACCCCTATATATCATGTCTATTTGATTTTTTCTAGGGTCTGATAAACTAATTAACTTAGCTTCATCAACAATTCTTGCGTTTCTATAAATATTTTTTTCTAATTCTTCTAATATTAATCTAGCAAAATCAGAATTTAAGTTTTTCTCTAGCCATTTGCTATCGCCTCCGTCTTGGTCGATTGTAATGACGCCAAACTTACGCAGCTTTTCCATAAAATCATCGTCTATAACTCCAGCATTTTTAAGCATTAAATAAGCTTGTCTTGAAGCTGATTGTTCTGTTGCTGAATCACTTAAAACTCTGTCATAAGCATCAATATAAGTAATAGCCTTTTCTGCATTGCCTAAAACTCTTGCGTTATTTCGCCATTCCGTGACTGGAATTCCGTTAAAGCCATGAAAAACTTTTTGTTTTAAAATCCATCTGTCACTAATATTGCTGTCATAAGTCCTATGTTCGTATAATAATCTTTCGTTATCTGTGTATATATAAACTTCTTTTACAATAATTGATTTTTCTAATCTAGTATTTTTATCATTACAAATAATACCGTATTTGGGTATGTTGTTTTCGTATACTACAAAAGCTTGCCAAGCATTGATTTTTTTCTTTTTAACCGTGCCATCTTCAACATATAGCAATGTATAGCCGACTCCCATCGTCGCGTTGTCAAACATTACTTCACTGCTAATGGTATCTTGATTATTTATTCTATCAAATTCTTTGTATTTTTCTTTCAAATCGTCTTGCGCATCGTCGTTATAAACTCTTTGTATGTTATGTGTAAGATATCCAGCTTTATCACCACCTATAATGTTTATAAAATCAGAGGCTGTTTTTACGTTTGGGTCTGACTTACTGTTTTTTGCTCTTCCTAAAATTGGAATGCCTTGTGCGGTATTTTCCCCCATATCTTCAAAAGAGCCAATTCTTCTTTCGCTCCTATAAAACATGCCTTTTAATACTTGGTTTCTATTAATTCTTGTTTCTAATATGTTTTTTATTTCTTCTATCATGTATAAAACTCCTGTTTTGTTTCTAGTGCCGTGATTGTAAATGTTAAGTCTTGCTCTGGCCTTATATCTGTTATAATGCAATCCCTTATCAAAGTATCATTTATATCAAACAAATCACCGTCGTAATAACCATCTGCGGTTATATAAGACAATACACCCGCTCCTTTTACTATAAGACTATCATCGTACGGTGTCAATAAAGAAAGCTCTATAAACCTGCCGTCTTGTTCTTCTACGTCCAAAGAATTAACAACAAATCTACCCTCCCCACTGCCTAAGTCTTCAATGCTTCTTATGTATATTTTGTAATATGTTCCGTTTTCTGGCACTAATAAATCTATATATGAGTATAATTTAAAACCCGTTATTAATCCAGAACCATCTCTTACTACTTCTTTAATTCGCCCTGAGTATTCAGAGCCTGTATTGGTTGTATCGCTTACAAGCACTCTGTCAAATATATTTAATCCCAGTCCTTCTAAATTAGTCTTAAATTCTAATTCAACCACTCGCTCTTGTATGGTTTTAAGGTCATACTCTCCTTTTTTAAGTATATGCGCAGTTTCATTAGTAAATTCTATCTCTTTTTTAAGTCCTTCATAGTCCAAAAAGTCTTTTCCCATTTCAGGTGTTGTGCTTGATGTATTATTGTAATAGTAGAATTCTTTTACATCTTCTTTGTAATCGTCTTTATTAACATAAGACAATCTTAATGCGTCTGTTTTCTTGCCTATATTATAATTTACGCTTATATCAAAACTATTATGCGGGGTTATCATATCAACTACATCTTTTGCTTTGTCAGACACTATTCCTAACTTTCCGTCTATAATTGTCAACGCTGATTGGCAGTTTTCTAATATTGTCTGAATAACAGCTAACACTTTGCTTTCTTCACTAATAACACCACAGGCAACAAACCCCTCGGTTGCACAGTAGCTATAAAATTCAGCAAAAGAGTCATTGTCTAATAAATCAACGCTATCTGCTCTCGGATTTGCGTTTGTATCAGTTAGCAAATATCTAATAACACTCGCAGGGTTTTTTGTTTCCGCTATTGTATCCCAATCACTGCCATCCCATGTCGGCATTTTAGCATTGGCAACAAAGTTATATTGTTGTAATGTTCCGCTTAAGTTTTTATAAGCTTGTGCGGTTAGTTTTATTTGAGTTATTTTAGTAAGTATGTCGTTATTTACAGGTTCGCCATCAATTCCAAAGAAAACGTCTGACAAAACTATACTCCCTATATCAGAAGAAGTTTTGCCGCCGACAAATCCGTTTGAACTTACATTATAGGTATATTGCTCTTTGGCAACTTCTATTCCTATATTTCTAAAGAATAATTCGTCAATAGTTGTTGTGTCGTCTGGAGATGTAAACGTTATTTGGTTTGTAGTGCTGTCATAAGTTGTTGTTGTAGCAGCGTTAGTATATACCCCGCCTCCTGTGTCTGATAGATATAATTTCCCGCCAGTTGAATTCCTAACATAAATAGAATCACCATCTTCTAAATCTGAATAGCTCAAAGTCCCCTTTATTTTATATCTACATCTTGCGTTTATAGAACGGTTTGCCCTTGACCCGTCATTGTTTTGTCTGAATAGACCTTGTTGAAAACTAAACACCCATTCAATCCCTATACAATCTTCAGGAGATGTATCAACCACAAAAGACGGTTGTCCCTCTATTTTGTCAAAATCAACATTAGCGTTTGTTTCTACGGAATCAATACCAAAAGATATAAATGTGCCTCTTAAGTCTTCGCTTTCTTCTGCTGAGCTTTGTTGAGTAAACTCTAAATTTTCAAATTTAATAGCCTCCGATACAACAGCTAGATTGAATGCAGGCGCTGTATAACTATAAAATGTAGTGTTATCAACTAAGTCAGAGCTTGTAATGGTTATATCCTGATATGAACCGCCATTTGCACCGGATACTCTTATAACTTTATCTGAAAAATCACTTATGCTTGTTAATGTCGTATAGTTTAAAGTAAACTGGATAGACACAGTTCCGTTATAGGCAGATGGCGTTGTTAAAATATCATTAGTAATGCTTTTATCATCTTTCGTAAGCTGTTCGTCTTTTACGGTAGGGAATATGTTTTCAAAATAAATAGGGACAGAACTACCAAATTCTTTTGTAGAAACTAAGTTGTTTTCAAAGTCTAAAATAGGGGTTTCGCCTAATTTTTCGTCGCTTATATTAATATTGTTATAAGTAGGAATAAAATATTGATTTAAAAAATTAACCGCTGTGCCATCTCCTGTCCACCTAAAAGCATTCGTACCATAAGTTGGGGTTAGTTTAGTTTCACCGCATACGATATTTACAATGGACTTGGATATTTCGTTTTGCGCACCAGTTATTTCAGGCCTTTGTCTGGTTTCGTCTTGTTGTACAGAACCGCCTCTTTTTGCCTTTGGCGTTAATATCCTTGAGGCCAAAGAAGACAACCCAACGGCAATTAAAAACTGTGCGCCAGGTATTAAAGAGCCAGCAACTATTAAAGCAATGTCAACAAAGAATCCGAATCCGTCACCGCCAGTAGGACTTACTAACACTTCTAGCCTATCTTCTGGTCTTAATTTATAGAAGAAAGTTAAGAATTTAATCGGTTTTTCGTTTATTCTTAGCCTTTGTCTTATTTCCTTAGTGGTTTTCAAGCCTAATATAGGAGTTATTTCGCAAATTCTTTTCCCTACCCATTCTTTCTTGTCATGAGTAGATTTATTAAATGTTCTTTTTCTTAACCAGATATAGCCCTTTGATTTTTTTGCCATACGTTTCAATCCTTTCTACTCTTGTGTTTATATTTTCTGCTCTATGTATCATGTTCTTACTGTCAACAGCAACACCACAATGATAAGGGTTGCTATCAAATAATATTATAACGCCTCTTGCTATTTTATCAACTTCTGTATATTCAACGTTATCTATTATAAATGTTTTAAAGTCTTTTCTTTTCTTCGCGGAGTTTACATCAACATAAGCAGGCAATTCAATGCTATTTTCTCTGTAAATATCTTGTACTAAAGTCCAGCAGTCATTAACCCCTAATTGATATTCTTTGAAATGTTTATGCGTTATCTTAAACATAATGTCCTTATATATTTATATTCGGAAAGTCAGTTTTATTATTAAATACTAAAGAGCTTAAATTGTACTGTAAGCTGTTCTTTAAAACTAAACTAGCGTTTATACTTTCTTTCGTTACTTTTGGTTTTACTATTTGGTATTCTCTTAAATTGCTTACTAATCCAGCTTCTAAATCTCCCAATATATCTCTTTCAACTGTTATTTGTAAATGTTCGCACGTAATGTCTTCATTCGGGGCTGTTAAAGCTCCTGCAAGCTCTTTTTCAATCTGTCTGTCAATATTGGCTATAATTAGAGTTCCGCCCACTAAGTCCTTCTTAGACTCCAACTTAATACCAAAGTTTAACGGGTCATAAGTATTACTGTCATACTCAATAGACTCTATATTATTAATAAAATAAAATACTTTGCTAAATCCACTATGTGATAATTTGATTAAATCATAATGGCCTCTTGCAAGTCTTAAACTGGAAATAGATTTTAAGGTGTTTAATTTCATTATACTGTTTGAATCCCCGCTCTTGATTGTCTAAATGAAGCTTCGTTAAAAGCCTGGTCGCTTCTAGGGCTTCTTAATACAGATGACACTCTTTTAAAGAATACATCTGTTTCATCGTTTGGCTTTTTAACTGTTTGTGCTTCAAATCCAGCGGGTGGAGTTATATTTATATTTGTTGCATTGCCGCCAGATTTGCCATTAACCGCATCCCACACATTCTTTTGCATTCCTTTTGTTAGCATCATTTCGCCAGTTTTAGCCCCTATTAGCTGGTCGTCACCATTAGGAATGACTCCGCCTGAAGCGAAACCTTTCACTGGTTGACCTGGATTGTTAATTATCCCGCCTTTTGAGCCTCCTGCCCCGCCAAAGCCAGCAGCTATACCAGACACAAGAGTGCTGAAAAGACTGCCAATTCCGCCCGTCCCATCTTTTCCGCCAATTAAATCCTCAAGTCCGCTAGACAATAGTTTTGAAGATATAGAATCTAATGCGTTAATAGCGATGTTTCTTAGCCTTTCAAAAGCATTTTCGCCTTCTTTTAATGGTTTTAAAATGCCGTCAGAAACAGCGTCACTTATTCCTTTATTTGTTGTTTCGGCTATATCTACTATTGATTCATTAGCTGAATCCGCACCATCAACAAGATTGCCAAAACTTTCGTTTACACTGTCTATTTGTGTTGCTAACTCTGCATAACTTTCAATTAAAGCTGGCAATGCAGGATTGGTAACATCAACTAATAAAGCATCTTTTATTTTGTCCTCTAAAAGACCCAGGTCTTTTGTAAGTATATCTAATAAAGTTTCGTCTTCATTTTCCTTTAGCTTCTTTTCAAATCCGTTTGTTAAAGCAACCGCTGCAACTGTGCCAATCACTTTGCCCTTTTCTTTTATTTTTTCTTCTGAATCTTCGCTAAGAAACAAATCGCCAACTCTTTTGCCGATATTTTTTAATTTCTTTTCTGTCTTTTTTTCAAAACCATCTATATAATTCCCAGCATCATCAAAAGATTCTTTGAAAGCATCATTTACTCCAGCCCCTAATTCCAATCTTCCAAATACCCCACCTGCGAATTGTCCAAACTCCTGAATTGCAGCCGTTCCAGCTCTTAA